CTTCTGCCGTGGTGAGCCCATTAATGACAGCACGGATCGGGGCCAACACGGACTGTAGGTTATCCAATCGAGATTGCGTAGCAGCAATCGCCTCCGGGTTCGGGCGGAAAGCCTCTTGTTGCGAACGCAAACCTCTCTGCAACATGCTATCCGCACCGGAGAGATTTCTAAAACTTGGAGACATCGCGCCATAAAGCTGCGGAAGTGCAGCTTCCGCCTCGCGAAGCCGGCTTCTAGCGATGTTGGCTTGCGCTTCCATAATGACAAGCGACGACTGTGCTGCTTTGCGAGCCGCGACTTCAAAAGAATCCCCGAGCCGCGTATACACCGTAATAAGTTTGTCGGTTTCGGTAGCAGCCGATCCAGTGATCGCAAAACCCCGTTCAAGGATAGTTTGGAAGTTTTCGCTTTCTTGCTTAACTTTATCGACAGCGCGAGACGTGTCTGCCGCAGAGGAGCGGAAACGATCCATCGCACGGCCCGCAACGTCCGTGCTGCTCCCCACCAAAACCGCCCCCGCAGAAACGGCAAGAAACCCGGCATGAATAAGTCGAAGTTGTGGGATAAACGCTGCAAATGACACCAACAAGCGAACAATAGCGAGGGAAGACAACGCAATAATTGCGGCAGCAAAAGTGTTTATGTGGGTTGCGGCAACTTCAAAAGCCGTGCCTAGTGCGTCAACAACTCCGCTTTCACGGGCAAACTCAAGCAGCCGCCGAAGATTTTCCGTAGCGATAATTACCGCATTAGAGAATCCAGATTCCCCGAGTTCTGCCGTCGTGCGGGAAAATTCGGTCCCCAACCTACCAAACGACGCCGCCATAGTATTAGACGTGCGGGACAGTGTTTCCGCGCCACCAGACATAATATTGATTTGCCGGATAAACTCTTCGGCATATCGAGCAACGTCTAGCGTGCCCTCTTCAAACCGCTTATTAAGATCAACTTGCGCACCATCAACTTCGTTAACGGCTCGTTGAAGGGCAGCCATCGCAATAGGTAGTCGGTCGCCCATCTGGTTACGAATTTCTTCAGCCATGAACTTGCCCTTAGACATGGACTGTTCAAGAGCACGCATAATACCCATCGTATCCGCAGAGCTAAGACCAAAGTTACGAGACGCCTCTGAAAGCTGAGTAAAGGCGTCACGAGTTTGTTCGGTCGTAAATCCAGCCCCTTGCATAGCAAGCGAAAGACGAGCAAACGAATTACCTACTTCACCAACAGAGAAGCCGATGCGGTTTGCCTCGTTAAAGAGGAAGTTAAGATCAGATGCGAATTGCCCCGCGCTACCCGACACTGTACGAAGGGTATTCGTGAATCGCTCAAACTCCATAATGCTTTGCGTGATTTCACGCAGAGCAAGGGTGCCAACTAGAGCTTGAAGTGCTGCATTAGTCGAAAACACAAGTCGGCCAAAACCGCCCATACTAGAATTGGCAGCGCCGAAGGCAGCGGCAGTCGTGCGAGCGTTGTCGTTAAGTGTGCGCAGCAGGCCGCCTTGACGCGCGATCTCACCGCTCGCGGTTTGCGTGGACCGTGTGAATACACCATGCGCGCGAGTCGCTTCGACAGAACCGACGCCGAATTGGCGAATGACGGCTTGGTATTGGGTTAAATCTTTCCGGGCTTGAGAGATTACTTGTGATGCTTCATATGTTGGGAGTTGACGATTAGCCCGGCCTTGGATGCCCGTAAACCGCGATTGAGAGTTCTGTAGTGCGCGTTCCAAGGCGATTTGACGATTGACGAATTGCCGATGTTCTTGCTCTTCTTTCTTTTGATTTCTAAGCCGCTGTCTTTGCACCAATTCATATGCCCGCGCTTGTTCTTTCGTCGCGCGTTCTACATCACGAGTCTGATCGGTGAGCGATTTTTGTCGCATCCGCGCCATGCGAACGATAGCCTGAATTTCGGCACGCTCTTGATTGAAAAGTAGTTGACGTTGCTGCTTTGCAACCTTTTCCGCATTACGCAACTCACGCTCTTGCGCGCTTATCCGCTTCTTACCGCCATCTTCCGCAGCCTTAGTCTGACGCTTCTCGACCGAATCTGCCTTGGCCACAAGGCCGTCAAGGGCCTGCATCGCGCCCTTTACGGACGCGATGTTGACCTTGATTTCAAGATTGGCGATTGAGTCGGACACGCCTATCTCCTAGCCGGGGCCTTACGGGGCGGCGCCGATGCCTGTTGCGGGAGATTTGCTGGCTTGCTGGTGGCTTTAGCCGCCTTTGCAAGATTTGACTGTGCCGTAAGATATGCACCGTCAATAATCGTTATACCGTCAACCTCATACGAAAGCAATACTCGGCGGGTGAGCCGAATATAGGCATCAATTTCGCTGTATGAAATTGGGTTAGAACCAAACCCGCTAGACCCGCGTTGTGCGTGAAGATCACCAAACACTTTCCAAGTGTCTGTGTATTCTTCAGGAAAGTCAGGAAGTGTTAACTTCCCCTCAATCTCTACACGCTTGGCTTCCCACGTCGGGCCTTTGCGATTAGCGATTTGGTCTAGGGCACGATTGAGACTATCCGCCTCGCTCGTGCCGTCTTCTTTCTTAAGATGCAGAGCGAAGTATCGCTCTGCATATTGCTTTAGAAGGTCTTGACCTTCCTCAAGAAAACGTAGCCGGGTCGTCAAGCGCCTCGCTAACCTGATCGCGAATCCAAGCGAAACGCAGGTCGGTATAAAGCGTGCGAGCGTTCTCGGGCGTAAACGGAACGTCCAGCTTCGACCCGTCATTGGGGTTAACGAGATACCACCCCTTAGTCGCGGCCACGAACGTCTCAGCACGCTCTGCCTCAAGTTCATCCGCCGTCATGGTCGCGCGGCCACGGGCCTTCAGGCGCTTGTTGATCGCGGCCTTCTGCACCTTCTGCACTTCGGGGCTGGTCAGGGGCAGGAGGTCGATATGCGCCTCCTTGCCTTCCGCATCGCGGATCGGCTGGCGGGTCTTCGGATGGAGGATAGGCACGAGCACAGAAGCGGTGTTGTCAACCGCGAGGGCATCAAAAGCAGACATTCAGGATTTCTCCGAGAGGTTGTGTTCAAGTCCGCAATAGCGCGGGTGTAGGATACCTATTCGATTGAGTTGGCAAATGCAATACAAAAAATGCGACGCGGGCACATTTCTATGCCCGCGTCGCTGCTAGTGGTTAGGTGTTGCTGCGCTGGATCACGATGGACGAAGTGCCCTGCGCGGTGTTAGCCGCGAGCGGCTTCAGCGCAATGAACGGCATCGTCACCGTAATCCCGGTGTCGGGGCTGTCGTCAATAGCACCGCCCGTGTACTTGATGCGCGGCAGCGTAACCTGAATGAACGCCGTGCTCGACGTGAGGCTCGACACGTCCTGAAGGCGAAGGATCAGAGACGACTCGGTTTCGTTGACGAACTTGTTATGGGCAGTCGCGTCAACGAACAGCACGCTAATCGTGCCCGTAACGTCAACGTAGCGGCCCCACAGCATGTCAACATAAGTCTCGCGACCCACCGTCTGCGGCCCGGCCATGTTGTTGTTGATGGTGATTTCAGCCGAAGTCACCACGCCGAGGACCGAACCACCTTCATACAGTTCACCATTCACGGCGGCGAACGGCGTGGTCTGCACCTGAGCCGTGTAAGTCGAAGCGACCGTGCTACCAGCAAAGCCCGTGCCGTCCTGGCCCATAACCGAGAAGGTAATGCCGACCATGCCGGAAGCCGGCACGTTAATCGTCATCTGGTTAAAGCGAATACCACGGAACTGCTGATACAGGGTCTTGTCGGTCAGCCAACGCTCGATGGTGAAGGAGCGGTAGGTATTTCCAACCGACACCTTGCGGCCAAAGGTGGCGATGACGCACGAGCCAGTAACCGTGGTGCCGATGGTGCCCGGCTCAACCTCAATCGTGCTCACGCCAACCGACAGCGCCGTGAACAGGCGGTCATGCAGGCCGGCAACGGCGGGCGTACCAGTCACAGCAAATACATCGCCAACGCGGAAACCATTGGTGGGGAAGTTAGCCGAAGTCACGGTAAAGCGGCTAGTGCCGCTGTTGGCGACAACCGACGTGAAGTTGGACGAAGCGCCAGCGGCCCAGGTGCCACCCATGATCGCTTCGATAAAAGCATCCCACGACTGCGCGGAAAGTTCGCCCGTAATGTCGCCCGTCACCGAACGATAGCCGTGGCGCACGTCCTGACGCATACGGTCGGAGCGGCGCTCTTCGGACTGGTAAGTTTCCTTTTCGAGATTCAGGTTGAAAGCAACGTCGCGGATAGACTGGAAAGCCGTGCTAACCGGGGTCGTGCCGAACGTCGATTCCGCAAGGAAGCCAATATCGACCAACGAACCAACAGCAATCGTGCCACTCATTGTGCGTCTCCATGCCAAAAAGCAGCGAGCGACCGCCGCAGATTACAAAACTACAACTAGTCTAGTAATCGAGACGCACTAAGAAAGTCAAGACGCGGCAGGGATATACGCAAAGTAGGGCACAATTACGCGGGATCGCCAGAATGGGCCTTCGCGCTGCCCTGTAGCCTCACTAGGGGTCTGTTCAATGTGTGCGACCGTGGTGGAAGCGGTTAGGCGCAACCCCCGATAAAAATGTGCTTTAATACTTTTCACCAAAGCATCTGCCGCAGCCGTGCCTTGATTCTGCGGAACGTAAATATCAATCTGATATTCACCGGATTCAAAATCCAAGGCGCTTCTGTGGTTAGCGGCTGCTCGCGTGCGTGCGGGAAGAAAAGACACGCGAACGTGCGACCTATCGGCAGGGGGCGTAAAGGAGACGTTCTCCCAAGCGATAGGGAGGGTCGCGTCAAGTTCCGAGAGTTTCTTGTTGAGGATATTGCGGATCACGGTCATGCGCGGATACTCCTTGCTTCAAAGACTGCATCCTTAACATATTGCTTCCAACTCTTTGTGTGAATGCGGACCATACCTTGCGGCGCCTGCCAGCTAAAACCTTCGGCAGTCGTTTTGATCGGCTCACGGAAATCATACCCGCCGAATTCAAGCAGCCCGATATAGGGCGCGCTGTTGGCTAGGTAAATAGCGTCGTGATTGCGTGGCCGGTATGACTTATAGACAGCCCAAGCCTTGCGGGTAGTAGCTTGACCATCGCGGTCTAGCGCACTCATGGCGCGGGGCACGTTAAGACCCGCTACCCAACTACCGCGCGCCTGCCCCACACTATTCGGATCATACCAAACAGGAAATTCCCCGCCGGGGCCTACTTCAGAATCAACCGGGGTCTTAAAAATGATGTCTTCA